AATAACGCTGCCGCTAGTGGCTTTACAGGAGATCTTGACTTTACAACCCTAGGTCATAGTAGTGGAGACACTTATATGATTGTGCTGAAATTAATCAAAAAATATGGTTAATTTTACATAGGAGACAATTATGGTAGTAAGAAGGCCACCATTTCCACAAAATCCACAAGATATTCCGCAACCTGTGGCACCTGTTTTTCCTCCTATGCCTACACGGGGGAGAGAAAATTGGTTTGACCAGTTCCGATCAGTTGATCCCACAAGAGAACTAAGAAAACCACGCAAAGATTTACTCCAATGGTCGAGAAGAAAAAAAGGTGGAATTGGTGGATTATTTGGTAAATTACGCAGAAAACTCTTGGAGGGTAGACAATTCCCTACAGGCATTCCTGAACAATTCAGACAACTGCCATTTGGACCACCAAGTATGGGCAGAATTTTGCCTAATTTTGGTATGAAGCAAAAACCTATGGTTCCATGGGACCCACCCCAAGATTGGCGTGGACAACCCATTCCAGCAAGGCAACTTGGTCCTAATGTTCCAGAAGGATTTATACCCCCTTCAGGTATGGCAACAATGGCTATGGTTCCTTATTGGAATCCAACAACAGGAGAAACTTGGACGGCTAGTAGCGGTGGTTGGACTGCTCCTGAAGGATGGGAAAGGGGAGGTCCACCCGGTTCTGGAGGTAATCAGCAGCTAATCCCTTGGGGGGGAGCCCAACAACCCCCACCTGCAACAGTACCAGAATTTTTACCCAATTTAGTAACTGGTGAGCTTGAAAGAACATCACCCTCACCAATGCAACCTTTACCAATGCAACCGCTTCCAGAAGAGATGCCAATGCCATCCTTAACTCCTGAAGAAATAACTCAGCAAAGAATAGACCAAGTATCACAATTTGAGCAAGAACCCATGATGGGAGCTCGATATGTGAGAGCAGATAGTGGCAGACCTTATGCTTTACCCGGTGGTTATGCTGGTGGAGGAATAGCAGAGTTACTCCGTTATTATGGGAGATAGTCAATGCCGACTGTAGGAAGAAAAAAATTCGCTTATACAAAAGCTGGTAAAAAAAAGGCAAAATCTTATGCCAAAAAGACTGGCAGAAAAGTTAGGAGAAAATAAAACATGGCTACATCAGGTAGTAAAAACTTTGAACCAGATGTAGGCGAGTTTATTGAAGAAGCCTTTGAACGCTGTGGTATTGAATTACGCACAGGTTATGACCTAAAAACAGCCAACAGAAGCCTTAACATCATGTTAGCAGAGTGGGCTAACCGAGGCTTAAACCAATACCAACGCCACTGCTCCGATTGATGTTTTGGATGCGTTTATACGAGAAACAATCAGCAGTGAAGTAACTGATTTGCCCATGGCAAGAATAAACAGAGCACAATATTCTTCGACACCTAAAAAAAGCAGTACAGGAAAGCCCATTCAATTTTTTATAGACAAACAATTAACCCCTACGATTACAGTTTGGCCCGCCCCTGATAAATCCAGCACTTACACCATCTATATGAATGTGCTTACCAGAATGGATGATACAGATGTCGGAGCGAATACCTTGGATATGCCTTACCGCTTTTACCCCTGTCTCGCAGCTGGTTTGGCTTACTACATTTCACTGAAGAAAGCCCCAGAAAGAACAGCTATATTGAAACAGCTCTACGAAGAAGAATTTTTAAGAGCCATGTCACAGGATGAAGAAAGAACATCGCTTCATATCGGTCCTGATTTAAGGAGTTACAACACAGCGTAATGGCTAATTTTGCCAGTGGTAAGTATGCGTGGGGAATCTGCGATATAACAGGTTTCCGCTATCGTTTAAATGTGATGCAAAAAACTTGGAATGGTTTATTGGTGGGACCTGACCAATTTGACCCCAAACATCCACAATTAGACCCTCGCCCAGCTCCCACTGATAGCGAGGCATTGAAAGATCCAAGGCCAGATGTGACAGATGACGCTAATTTCTTTTCGGTTTACACCAATGTAGGAACAGGTAAATTAGGTAAAACACTGGAAACTTACGAGATTGCTGTTGAGTTAGGTTCTGTTACCATAACAACATCATGAGCTTTACTTATAGCACTCTAAAAACAGCCATAGGCGATTATTTGGAATCTGCGGAAACTACTTTTACTACCCATTTACCCACATTTGTTACTGAATCCGAAGACCGAATATTTAGATTGGTCGAATTGCCTGAACAAAGAAAAAATGTTCAAGGAACCACATCAACCAGCAATCGTTTTTTAGCTTGTCCATCAGATTTTCTAGCTCCTATGAGTCTGGCAATTATCAGCAGTAGCACTTATTCTTATCTGGATTTAAAACACGCTTCATTCTTAAAAGAATACAGTCCGACTACATCTGTGACAGGACAACCAAAATATTATTCCATTTACAGCCAAGATTCTTTTGCTTTGGCTCCTATACCAGATGCAGCTTATACAGTAGAATTACACTACTTATATAAACCATCCTCGTTGACAAGTGGTAGTGACAGTGGAACAACAGTGCTCTCAACAGATTATCCTGATGCGTTGCTTTATGGTAGTTTGGTTGAAGGAGCTATTTTTCTCAAAGAACCTCCTGATGTTATTGCCCAATTTGAAGCGAGATTTAAAGAGGCAGTAATGAGAATGAAAAATGCGTCAGAAGGAAGAGAAACCAGAGATGAATACCGATACGACAGTCTTCGCACTAGAGTATCGTAATGAAACCCGTTAAATCACTCGAAGGCAAGCGAGTTGCTCTCCTTGGTCTGGGTATATCCCAAATAGATTTTGTCATTGGCATGGAAAATGGCAAAACATGGGATGAGGTATGGGGCATTAATTCCGCAGCTGGTGTATTTAATTGTGATCGTCTGTTTATGATGGACCCAGCCAGTCGTTTTTTTGATACAGATGACGCTGGTAAACAGACCAGTGTTATGCGAAGAATCTTACCCAAACTTAAAATACCTATTTATACTTGTGAGCTCGACCCCAGAGTTCCCAAGGCAGTTGAATATCCACTGGAAGAAGTTGCCAATTACAGCAAGTGTGCTTACTTTAATAATACAGTGGCTTATGCCATAGGTTTTGCATACTGGAATAAGCTCGGTGCCATAGACTTATTTGGCATAGATTTCTCCTATGCACACGATTTACATTTTGCTGAAGCTGGTCGGGGCTGTGTTGAATTTTGGTTATCAAAAGTGATGGAAAATGGCATGACAGTCGGTGTTAGCCCAAGGTCAACAGTGCTGGATTCTTGTGTTGGTGCTAACGAAAGATTGTATGGTTATCATCGTCTAGCAGATCCACCCATAGCAGTTCCACACAAAGAAAAGTGGATTATTGCTTCACAAAGTAATATAAATAATGTTTTAGAAGAACACAATATGACTTTATTAACAGAAGAAACACCACCAGAACCCTATAAAGGTTAATTTCATGGGAAGGGATTACAAAAAAGAATATAAAAACTATCATGCTCAACCCAAGCAAAAAAAAAGGAGAGCTCATAGAAATTGGGCTAGGGCTCAAGCTGAACAAAAAGGTTTGGTAGAAAAGGGTGACAATAAAGATGTTCACCATATTGATGGAAACCCAGCGAATCGTAACTGGAAAAATGTTTCAGTCCGTAGTAAAAGCAGTAATCGTTCTTTTGCCAGAACCAAGACAGGCAGGAAAAAATACTGATATCTAAAAGTTTTATAGAATTAGGCCAAGTCAGTGTGCATACCACACAGAACAAGGGTCACGACCCTGAGTTCTGGGCAGAAACAATTACCAAGAAGATTTGTGATATATCGACTAATGCACCAGACCATATACGCCAACAGGCTTTAGCTTTTCAAAACCATATTTATACTATAATATTACATGGAATGAAAAATGCTATAAATTCTGATAGAGTAACAATCAGAGGGCTTTTGAACAGTCAGGGCCACGAAGATATGGCAAAAATTATTAAGGAGCTAAAATAATGGCGATTACATCAGCAATATGTTCAAGTTTTAAACAGGAATTATTAGTAGAAGGTCACAACTTAACCAATGGTTCAGATTCCATTAAATTGGCTCTGTATACTTCTTCTGCTACTTTGGGAGCTACCTCGACAGTCTATGTTACAACAGGTCAGTCGAGTGGAACCAACTATTCAGCTGGCGGTCAGGCTTTAACTAATGTAACCCCAGCTTTAGTTAGCACTACTGCTGTGTGTGATTTTGCAGATGAAACTTTCAGCACTGCAACTGTGACAGCTAGGGGTTGCTTGCTATACAACAGCACCAATAGCAATAAAGCGTTATGTGCCATCGACTTTGGTGGAGATAAAACTTCTACAGCTGGTGATTTTACAGTTGTTTTCCCAAGTGCCACAGCCACAGGAGCTATTATTAGATTAGCCTAGAATTATGGTAAACTTTTACGCAAGAGAGTTTACTTATGCCATTAGCTAAATTTAATTTCAAGCCCGGTATCAATAAAGAAGAAACCGATTACTCTAATGAGGGTGGTTGGGTAGACGCTAATTTCATACGTTTCCGTAAAAGTCGTGTTGAAAAGATAGGCGGTTGGCTAAAAGCCTCCACAACAAGTTTTTTGGGTAGAGCCAGAGCTTTACATCAATGGGTGAGTCTTGCTGGAACACGCTTTATGGGCATCGGCACTACGCTGAAATACTATATTGAACAAGGTGGTAGTTTTAATGATATCACCCCCCTCAGAGCAACCACTTCAGCTGGAGATGTAACTTTTGCCAAAGTTGCTAATGGTGATGCAACTATTACTGTGACTGATTCAAGCCATGGAGCCGTAGCTAATGACTTTGTTACCTTCAGTGGAGCAGCCAGTCTGGGTGGCAACATTATTGCTGCGGTACTCAACCAAGAATACCAGATTGCCACTATTACGAGTGCCAATGTCTACACCATTGAAGCTAAAGATACCGATGGCGATGAAGTTACAGCTGCTGCTGGGGATTCAGGTGATGGTGGCAGTAGTGTAGTCGGAGCTTACCAGATTAATGTCGGCTTGGATGACTATGTGCAAGGCACTGGTTGGGGTATTGATACATGGGGAGCTGGAACTTTTGGCTCTGTTGGTGCTCTCGATGTCAAAAATCAACTAAGAATATGGACACATGATAATTTTGGCGAAGATTTGGTGATGAATGTTAGGCTTGGGGGTATTTACTATTGGGACACCAGTGCTAAAACATTAGGAACAGACAGAGCTGTAGCTCTTTCTGGTGTTGGTGGAGCAAACTTAGTACCCACAGTGGGTATGCAGGTTATTACTTCAGAAACTGATAGGCATTTAATTGTGTTAGGAGCTGATATTCTTTCCAGCGGTTCCAGAACTGGCACCATAGACCCCATGTTTATAGCGTTCTCTGATTCTGAAAACGCCCTAGAATTTGAGCCGAAAACCACCAATTCAGCTGGTTCGTTGCGGTTATCCAGCGGTTCACAAATTATAGGTGCTACCAAATCCAGACAGGAAGTATTGATATGGACAGATACCAGTTTGTATAGCATGAATTTTATAGGTCCACCACTAACATTTGCAGTCAACTTAATTAACGAAGGTGCTGGCTTGATAGGTCCTAAAGCTCATGTCAATTCACCCAGAGGTGTCTTTTTTATGAGTAAACAGGGCTTTTATTTTTATAATGGTGCCATTCAAAAACTGCCCTGCACAGTACAAGAATATGTTTTCAATGACTTAGATCTTTCCCAATCCTTTAAATGTCACATCGCCTTGAATACAGAATTTTCAGAAGTATGGTTTTTTTACCCTTCGATAGAAGATGACACCAAGGAAATATCCAGATATGTCATTTATAACTACGAAGAAAATTTATGGTCAATCGGTTCATTGATAAGATACGCTTGGCTTGACAGTGGTATTCAGAACAAACCACAAGCCACTGGTGTTTCATCTGGCACCTATTATTTGTATGACCATGAATCAGGTTTCAATGATGATGCTGACCCCATGGACAATGTGTATGTGCAATCAGCGGATTTGGATTTTGGCGATGGTGAAAGTTTGGCATTTATAAAACGCATATTGCCAGATATTAAATTCATTAAGGACACAGGCACTGACCCAGATGGAGCAGTCAATATTGTCTTGAAGGAAAGGGATTTTAATGGCGAAAGTCTAAACACAAATTCAACCAACCAAATAACTTCCACGACCACACAAAGTTATGTACGAGCCAGAGGCCGACAATTTGTTTTGCGTTTTGAATCGGATGATGACAACACGACAGAAGATCGGAAAGATTACAAGTGGCGATTGGGTAGTACCCGATTGGATATACAACCATCTGGTAGAAGAGGAGCATGAGCAAATTACTGGAAACACGCCTCCCTTTAGCTCAGGGAGTTGACATAACACCTGAATTGTTCAATCGTCTGGTGCGGATTCTGGAAATTAACCTCAGTGCGGTTGACCCTGATAAAACCACTGGTTTTAATGACGATGAAATAGATGAATTGCAATTCGCCACTGGTAGTATAATATTTAACACTACGAGGGAAATACATCAGGCTTATGATGGGAATGCCTTTAGGGATCTTTACAGTCACAGGACTTATCCCACAGGTCAAGGTGCTACCTTCAGTATAGGAGCAGTAACAGTAACAATAAGTTAATACTATGGCGATAAGTGAAGATTTACAAAGAAGAATTCAGAATTTAACAGGTGATACTCAAATGGGTATGTTGGAGGGGGCAACTAATCTTCCTTATAATCCTTTAACAGATACTTCTGAAAGAATTAATCTTCCCTATAATCCTATAATTGATGGTTCTCCTGAAATGGAGTTATTTCAACAAGCTAGTCCTAGTATGGGTGGCGAAGGACAAGAAATCATCAATCAAATCGAAGCTGAAGAAGGACCTTTAACTGACGAAGAAAAACAAGAAGTTTTACAACAAATTGAGGGAATGTCGCAACGAGCACAAGCTCCATTAGCAGCAGAAGCACAGGAATTAGCCCAAACAGGCGAAGGACCTGACACCATACTGGCTCACTTGGAACAAGGTGATGTGATTATTCCACCAGATTTATTAGAAGACGACCCAGAATTTGAATCGTATTTAGAACAGAAGTTTGCTGATTACAACATCAATCCAGAGGAGCGTGTCGCTCAAGTTGGCGTAGCCTCACTGTTTAATCCCCAAACAGGCTTACAGCAATTCGGTTTTTTTAAGAAGATTGGTAAAAAACTTAAAAAAGTCATAAGACCCATAGCTAAAATAGCTCAATATATCCCCGGTCCTTGGCAACCCATCGCAGCCTTAGCCAATAAAGCTCTGACTGTTTATGATGTCGCCAAAGGAAAAATAAGCCCATTAGCATTACTATCAGTGGCTGGTCCTTTAAGAACAGGACCTTCCATTCGTGAAAGCATTGGGGCAATCAAGGGTGCTACTGCTGGAGGTGGTTTTTTTAAAGGCCTAGGCAGTCTAGCCAGAGAAACAGGAAAAGTTGGAAGTGGTGGGCGGTCTGCCAATCCAGATGATTATGTGCAAAGGGCAGATGGTGATTGGGTAAATAAAATTACTGGTGAAGGTTTGCCTTTTGGAGCCACTGACCCTAGTGAATTACTATCACGCTCTGGCTCTTGGGGTCAGAAAATGACCAAAGGATTGCAAGGCAATATATTTGGCACAGAGGGGTTGGCAAGTACATTACAACCAGTTCTTAACCCACAAGGTCAACCTATTGCTGGCATGTATAAAGATGCAGCTAACAATGTATTTACAGCTGACCAATTAACTCAAATGGGTATAAACCCAGCTACTGTAGGTCAAGTGGCTGCTGCTGGTGCTGGTCCTCTAGCTCAAGCTGCTGGTCCTCTAGCTCAAGCTGCTACTGGTCCTCTTGGTGGCACATGGGGACCTAAAATAGCTGGAGCATTAGGTTTGGGCGGTTCAGGTACTGGTGGTGGTGGTGGAATAGGCAGTTTACTTGGTTTAGCTGGTGCTGCTGGATTGGCTGGTGCATTAGGTAAATTAGCTTATGAAGAGACTAAAGGAATGCGTGGTGTTCCAATCACCCCCATGACAGCCATGGGACCCACTGGAAGATTTAACATAGAAGCAGAAGTTAATCGCAGAATGGGATTACCCCCTCCTGACCCTATAGAGTTCGGTTTATTGCCAGAAGGCACTCTCCCAGAGTTAAGTGGTGGAAGACCCCTAGAAGAACCCATACCAGTGCCAGCGAGATATGGCGGTCCTGTAATGGCTTATGCACAGGGCGGTAATGTGGCTTTAACAGATTTTGAAAGAATGAATGGCAACATCAATGGAATGGGTACTGAAACCAGTGATGAAATACCAGCCATGTTGTCTGATGGTGAGTTTGTGATGACAGGCCAAGCGGTTAGAGGTGCTGGTTCTTATGAACTGGCGAAAGAAGATGGTGGCATATTAACCTTAATCCCCTCATTGGATGAAGACAGGGAACGAGGCACAGAATTAATGTATACAATGATGGAGGAATTTGGAAGTCATGCAAATGCGTAATTTACCAGTTAGATACATGCAAACAGGCGGTGCCAGCGACACCCAAGATCCTTATGTTAGCGGAATAACCAGAATTGAAGGCGGTTTAGACCCACTCACCAGACAGTTAATGTTTGGCTTGAGTGGTAAGGGAGGCTTTATCCCCGGTGCTATGAGGGCAGCGGAACGCACCTTTTTTGATGAAGAAGGCAGAGCTAGGGTTGTCCCACAAGAAATTGCTGGTCTAACCCCTGACCAATTACAAGCGATGGAACTAGCCAGACAAGCGACTGGCATACAAGACCCTTATCTGGCAGATGCAGTAGCAGCTTATCGTCAAGCCCCTTCCCTACTGGGAACAGGATTGGAAGCTGCGAGAGGCAGACAACTCGAATCCTTGGGTGCCATAGAAAGTGGAGTTAGTGGTTTAGGCACCAGATTAGGCGATATAGAAGCCCTACAAAGAGGTGCTGTTGGTGAATTTGGCACACAATTAGGCGGTATAGCTGGCAGAGGCATCGGTGCCACTGATGTTTTTGGCGGTCAACTGGGTGAATCAGAGGCCTTAATGCGAGGCACGACTGGTGCTTATGACCCCACCTTAACAGGACAATTTTATGACCCATACGAACAACAGGTGGTTCAACAAACCATCGAAGATGTTATGGAAGCTGGTGACATACAAGATATGCAAGCCAGAGCCAGAGACATCCAGACAGGCGGTGAATCCGCATTTGGTTCTAGGGCTCGTCTAGGAGCTTCAGAACGTAGGGAAGCCCTCGGTAGAGGTTTAGGTCAGGCTCTGGGTGGTTTACGCTCTCAGGGTTTCCAGAGAGCCCAACAGACAGGTTTAGGCGAGTTCGCTAGACAAATGGCAGCAGAAAGAGCAGCTGCTTCTGGTTTATCAGGATTGGCTGGACAAAGACTGGGTTCCCAACAAAATTTAACAGGACTACTATCAGGATTAGCTGGACAGCAATTTGGAGCCAAGACTGGTTTGGCAACTGGGTTGGGATCTTTAGCTGGACAACGCTTTGGAGCCCAGCAAACCCAAGCTGGTGCTCTTAGTAACTTAGGTAGTTTAGAAGCACAGATAGGACAACAACGAGCTCAAGCTCAAATGGGACTGGGGGCTAATTTACAAGGCTTAGGAGCCCAAGCACAACAGGCTGGAGCCTTTGGTGTCAGTCAATTAATGGGCATGGGTAATGTCCAACAACAACAGGCACAACAACAATTAGAAGCTCAGAGAGCTAATTTATTACAAGCACAACAAGCTCCATTGGCACAATATCAATCCCTGTTGCCATTTGTGCAATCAGTTCCAGCTGGACAGCAACAGACCACTACGCAATATGCACCAGCCCCTAGCCCACTTCAGGCTGGTTTGGGTGTTGGATTAAGCACTTTAGGAGCATTAGGTCAGTTCTTTGGTCAAGGCTACAAAGCTGGAGGACCTTAATGGCTGTAACAACACCACAACAAGTAGATGTTTTTGCTACTGGTGAAGATATCAGTGCACCACCAGCTGACCAATTCTCACAGTTAGGAGCGATGATGACCAGTCGTTTTCAGCCTTTTGAACAGAATGTGCAGAAATACCAACAACGCTTATCTCCTTACGCTTACCAAGCTCCCAGAATGAACATTTACGATTTAGCTTCTGAGCTAGGAGCTGGATTGCTTTCCACACCCAACACAGGTGGAGCATCCGCTTTTACAGGCCTAGGGGTTGGTTTTACTAGAGCTTCTGAAAGAATGAAAGCAGATAGGATAGCAAAAGAAAAGTCAGTGAGGGAAATAGGCATGATGGCAGCACAATTAGCTATGCAAGACGAACAAAAAGCCAATGAGTTTTTAAATGAAATGACTTTAAAACTGATGGGCGATTCAAATAAAGATGTTAAAAGCAACACATTAAGTTATATAGACCCAGCAACTAACGAGAGAGTCGAAAGAACTTTTGATACAACTGACCCTTTTTACAAAACAATTTTGCGTGACCCAGTTAAATATGAAGCTGCTGAAGTTAAAACTCCTTTGGTTGACATGAGTAATCAGGGCGATCAATACAAAAAATTAAATGACCTTACAGCTGGGCAAATAGTGGATAGGCAAAAGAAATGGGCTGAGGATGCAGAGGCTTCTTATGCCATCTTGGATAAAGCTCAATATGCCAGAAAAGTAGCTAATGATTTGGGAGAAGCCAATTTTGGACAATTACAAATGTGGTCTATGGGGTTAAAAAATATTGCTTTAGGTCTTGGTATGGATGGTTTGGTAAATGAAGAAGATTTGGCTAATCAACAACTGGTAAACCAGATAGGCACAGGCTTTATGATGTCTCTGGTCGGACAAACTAAAGGAGCTATTTCTAACAAAGAAATGGAATTGTTTGCAAAAGCATCACCGGGTCTTGGTTCTACCTTTCCGGGTTTTATGAAAATGGTAGATTACTTAGAAAAAATTGCTAAGAGGTCTGTTGACTTGGATTTAGCTTGGGCAGATGAATCAGGTAATATGCAAGACGATGGGAAATCATTGGATCAAATTAGGGCCAGACAAAGCCAGTTTAGAGCTGAGTGGGTGGCTGATAACCCTCTGTTTGAAGAAAAAGATTTAGTGGCTGACATAGACCCATTTGTAGATAGAAACACTGGAAAAATTAGAGATAAAAACCACGCTGCTATTTACAATTCTGTGGTTGGTAGACACAGTGATATTAGCCAGTCTATATTTAGTCAAAGCCAAACCGATGTTGCTCCAGTGGCAAAAGGTGTTAAAGGAGTTCCAGATGGAGCTGTGTTTGAGAGGACTATCGGAACACCCCCAAATGATATAGATTATTACAGAGATCAACAAGGCACATTACACATAGCTAAAAAATAATGGCGATAGCAACAGATGAAGAAGTACAGGCTTATGATGAACATGTTGCCAGAAGCCCACTAGAGATAAAACAAGACGCAACTGAAACCAGTGGTTTCTTTGATGGTGTCAAGGCTGGATTAAGTAATGATGAAACTGCTCGACTGCGTTGGGTGGCTAGTCGAAGATTTCCAGAAGCTGCAACCCAAGGTATAGATCCAGTCGATTACTATTATATTGATGATGATGGTGATTTTGCTTATCGAGATCCCAGAGATGGCAAATACAAGAAGGAATTTCAAGAATACGATTTATTTGGTTGGGGGATGGATGCAGAAGATGTGGGCGGTTCAATATTTCCAACCCTACAGTTTGTTTCTGAGGTTGGACTCGGTTTAGTTGGATTGCTTGGTGGTGGTATAACTGGTGGAATACCCGGTGCTATTGCTGGAGGAACTGCTGGAACTGCTTTGGGTGGTAGTGCTATGTATGGAATGAGGGCTGGTTTATCTGAATTAATGGATGGACCTGAAATGAATACTCGCAAAATGACTAGAGATTTAGCACTTTCCAGTGCGTTTGGGGGTATTCCATTTGGTGCTCCAGCCAAAGCGTTCCCACAATTTGCTCAGGGGTTGATCAAAAGGTTTCCCGGTGCTGATGGCAAAAAACAACTACAGACCATACTTACAGAAGGTGGCAAGACAGCAGATGATAAAATAGTTTTTGCTCAAGAAAAATTTGGCGTGACACTAACTCGACCAGAAGCACAGATGCTGGCAACGCATGGAACTCAAGTACAATTTTATTTAAGCAAACAACCCACTTCACAAAAATTGTGGGATTTTTACCACAACAGAAACTTACAGGTACAAGAGATAGCAGATAATTTTTTTGCTGAGGTCCAAGCTGGAAAATATGTTAAAGGTGGTGTAAAAAATAAATTATCAGGCAAGGGAAGTTTGGATGCCTCACTTGATGTCGCTAAAGCAGCTGACAGTGTATTAAAGCGATTGGCTACAAAAAGAGCAGAAAGAGTTGCTCCAATTTACAGAGATGCTTTTAACATGCCAGATATTAAAGTTGATGTGTCTGACTTGGTTAAGGGTTTAGATGACAAACTAGCGGATAAAAATGTTAAAGGTAGGTTACGCAAAGCCCTACAAGAAGTTAAAGATTCTTTAATTGACCAAAATACAAAACAAATAAAAAACTCCACTGAAGGTTTACACAATAGCCTGTCTCAAGACTTCAGACCATTGATAGAAGGCTTAACCAAGGACAATCAACAATTTATTAAGCGAGAAGTTTCACAAATACGTTCAAAGGTGTCAGGTCGATTAAAAGAAGCCAATCCTTTATATAAAATGGCAACTGATGTGTATGACCCCACCAAAGGGCATTTACAGATTTTGGAGAGAAGTATTGTCAATGCACTGGCTAAATCTGTTGAAAAAGGCGGTGCTCAATCAGCCAGATTAGCAGAAAGACTATTTAAAGGCACAGCCAGTCCAAAAGAGATTAGAGATTTAAAAAGACTTATTCAAGTAGAAGATCCACAAGCATGGCAAAATCTCAAAGGAGCTTGGTTACAAACTCAGTTTGATGAAGCAGTAACAGGGACAGTTAATGTATTAGGAGCTCCTAACAAGTTTCTGCAAAGAATTGGCATTAGGGGTAGTCCAAGTAAAGTGTTCTCTGGCAGAGGCACATTTGTCTCTGAATCTGGAGAAAGACTGACCGCTGGCGAAGCCACCAGAGCAGCTAGAGGTACAAGGGCAAAAACATGGGAAGCCATAATGGAGCCTGATGAATTGGATAACTTTGTTGACCTGATGGATTTAATGCAATCCATTAGTTTTATATCGACACGCTCTGCATCACCGACACAAAGTTTACAATCTTTAGCAAAAATTATAGAAGCAGAAGGAGCTACAGGCCTAGGGAAAGCAAGAAGATATGCAACAGGCATATTTAATTTAATACCCAGATTGGTCGGCAAAGGGTTTGATGATGTGTCACAAAACATTCTAGCTTCACAAAAAGAAGTTTATGAAGATGTTTTAATTGAAGCCTTGATTAACCCAAAAAGGGCGATTGAGCTACGAAGTTACTTAGATACAATAAAACCAGCTACTTATCTGGCAGTCCAAACATGGGGTAGGGGCGGTGAAGAAGCATTAGATACCATTACCACTTCTATAGATGAAAGGAATGCAGCTATCTTGGAAGAACAACAAAGACACCAAGACGAACAATTAATGCAAGAATACCAGCAACAAGAGAGTGACCTAAAAAACCTACAAGGTTCTCTACAAGATTTTCAAGTGCCACAAATAGACCGACCATTGTTTGAGCCAGAAGCAGACATGATAGTAAATCCAATCCTCGCACAGTCACCTACCATTATCCCTGACCCAAGAGACAGGGAGATTGCCATGAGGCAACAGTTAGGTATCGCTGGGTTGGTTTAAAGATTCGCTAGTAGATTCGTCAGTAGTCGCTTCGATTAGAGCTCCATTCACCTCAAAGTTCATCTCATAACCCATGGTGGTATCACCATTGATGTTGACCATCAGGTTTCTGGACATCAGCCTGAGCAACGCTACTTGATGATGTAAGGTCAAACGA